CATTTTGACGACCTCTTTCTTTCAAAGTGAGCGGGTGAGGATTTGCACCTCACATAGAATCACATCGTGGGCCTCGACACCTTTATCGTGTTCGGGGGATTCCTTATCCCTTGAAGCGTCTACCTTATTCCGCCACCGCTCGTATTGTCCCGCCGCCGCCCTCATGCGGACGGGAGCGGGGTATGTAGCCCGCCCCAGTGTTGGCGCACCGAGGCAGGCAGAAGCGGGAGTAAACCATGCAGACGGCTATTCCCATGGAGCCGAGAGGCGGTAATGAGCCGCCACGCATTGCGCTTCTGCTCAAGCACTCGGCATATTTTTGGTTATCTAATACAAGTGCTCATTAGGATCATAAATGCCAAATTCCAAACCATTCCATTAAGGTCGTCTTTCTTCTTTGCTTTGAAAGCTAAATAAGCATTTACAACCATAAAAACAAGGCAGATAAGTTCTGCAATGATTCTGAGTACATCAATCACTTTGTACCATCCCATAACAAAATCTGCTTTCGGCGATTTTATCTCTCTTTCTTTTCAACTTGGGGAACTGTTTGGACGCGCTTCTGTTTGCCTTACACTGATTGCAGTTGTTCTTGCCCTTGCAAAACCAGCACCCATCCTGTCCCAACCAGTACCAGTCAGGCATAGACGGTCTCGGTTTGCGCTTCGCTTTTCCCATGTTGCCCCCAGTCACACAATTGCGGCAGAGGACGTTAAACTAGGATAATCCGTCTGCCTATAACGCCTAGTATCACATGTGCGCTTCCCGCTTAGATTGTCACACCCTTATGTAATGGGCAGTTTTCAGCGGGATAGCGCTTTGCGGTACAGCCATCTAGAATGCAGCGTCGCAATGCCGCTGGGCCGAACCACTGTGGCGGATTCCGTCTCTACACGCTCCGCCAGGCGCAGCCGCTTTCTATGTGTCGGCACACCCGGGGCAGGTCATAGCTGCCACCGCTTCTGCCTCCATGACAGGCAGGTGCCATTCCCTTCTCCGGACCCGTTAGGCACTCTAGGGCTGCCCGGTATAGTGTCTTTCCACAGTCAGTCATTGCCGCATGGAGGGTGCGACCCTCCGGCCCGGATGCGTGGGCTGCTGTTCGGCGTGCGGCATATAGTGCCCGATATTCCCCGCCTCGGTGCCGGGCGGTGGTAAAGGAGGATGAGAAAAAAAGAAAGCGGCTGTGGGGGGTGTCTGGTCCTCCACAGCCTATATTGTCGCATGGATATTACTATCTTTTTCACAGATATGTGAATTTCAAAGAAAAGTTTATGAGACGATAAAGTGTTTATCTGCTTTTGGGTGGGCTATTCGGCCAATCTGTACGCCCCAGCAAGTAATCAACCGAAACATCAAACCTGTCAGCCAGTCCTTCCAAAGCTTTCCTTGATGGCTCAATTTCTCCCCGCTCTAATCTTCCGATTGCGTTTCTATCTAGGTCGCAACACTCAGATAAAGCGCACATTTTCAGCCTGTTTCTCTCCCTCAGCTTTCGCAGCCTCTCCGGGAACTTATTCAAGGGCTATCCCTCCCCATGCTGACTGCCCTCCATCTCCATAAACTTCCGGCACATGGCCGCAACCTGGATGGCCTCGCAGGCAAGTCGGACTGCGGCGTTTTGTAGTTCTTTTGGCTCTGTTGGAACGTTGCACTTTGTTTGCCTCCATAAGCAATTCAGGCAATATTGCATGGCATCAAATTCGCCCTCGCACTCTTCCACTTCTTCCAGAATCACCGCATACCCTTCATGGGCCGAGTGAAACTGCGGGAACCGCTCGTTGGCTGCGGAAAGCTCGATCTCTACAAGATTGCGAATGTGGGTCTCTACGGCGTTCATTCCTTCACCTTCTCTCTCAATCTATTCAGATAAAAAGCGGCTTTATCAAGGTCCTGCGCTTGATTTCCCTTGAGCGGGGATCTCCAGATATACTTAACCGCCTGCCACGCCAACCCGCCCTGCACGGGGTCCTGATAACCCATAGCCATGCTTTCCAGCGCGTCGATGCACTCGACAGACCCGGCTGTGTAATGGGCTGGGTGGTTTACCATATCCTGAACCTCCCCGGTTCCGTTGCAATATGGACACGCAAGGATTTCTACGCTGTGGCCACTTGTAACTCCATTTATGCTTATGACATTAGTTATCGTTCCTGTCCCACCGCATATTTCACACTTCATTCTGCACCTCCGATGATCTCGTCAAGGGTGTAGGACTGGCCGGGCTGAATGCTTGGGAGCAGGCCCCGGTTCAGAAGGCAAAAATCATCCCCAATGTCAGGAATGCTGCAAACTGCAGAAAGAACTCCGTTTTTATTTCTCTCAAACTTATATACAAGGGGGATAATTTCCACTATTTTTTTTGCATCCTCCACCTCCTGCTGCGTCCAGCGGGGCTTGTCTGTAAGGTCCCAGTCACAAGGATTCGATGTCATCCTGCAAAGTTTGTTTTTGGCGCTAAACGGACACTCAGAAACGCAAGTCCCGTATTTAGAACAACATTCCTTGACCTCTTCCAGCGTCCAGTCCTTCAACGGCTTGTCCATGTTGGCCTCCTTCTTTTCCGTTCGCTCCCCGTACCCACAATACGGGCACGTATATCCCCCAATTGGATTTTCAGGTAACGCATTTCCACACGATGGGCATATATACTGGCCATCCTCCACCACCTCATAGCCCATCAGGCGGGCGGCTTCGTGGGGGTGGTATTCTGCCCAATCTGCACACACCTTATCGGGGTCTCCTGTCGGCTCCCTAAGAGCACAGTTATCGCACCAACGCTGTCCACAGTATTCGCTTACTGCATCAACAATGGATAGAGCTTCCCCCGTATCAGGGTTCCGAAACTTCATGGTCGGCCTCCTCAAAATGGATTCTCCCGCAGTTGTCATACCGCATCTGCTTGTCCTGTATACCTCTCAGGATGATGTATGCCTGCCGAAGCTGGTTAATATCAAAGTAACCGAAATGGCAATCTTCCACGGGTATCCCCATTTCATGGGCCAACCAGCGGTAAAGGTCGTTGCGCTTCTTGTGGGCTTTTGGTTTCCCCTGCCAGAGCGGGTCAAAGAGGGCGTGACACATCTTTTTCCCTGTCCGCATCGGTTCGTCTGCCAGAATCCCCAGGGCTTCCCGTGGGCGGGGCTTATGCGTCCCAACATAGGCCCCACACCGCTCGCAGAGGTAGCAGTAGCCGCTTCCATACTCCCGGCCATAGACACGGGCATTAGAGCCGTAGGTTACACGCCCACCGCAGATATTACACCGGGTCGGATGGGTGTTTATCATGTCCGTTCTCCTTCCTCTCCCACTCCCTGCACCGCTGATCCGGGTCGGTAAAGTCAGCACAGTGCGGGGAATCCCCGTTAAAGCACACGCCCTGATAGTCCTCGTACCAGGCGCAGGCGGAGCAGCGCTTAGTCATGGGCGGCCTCCTTTCGCTGGCCGTAGGAGCAAAAATCATCATCGTGCATTTGTCCGCAAAGAATATTGGGCTGTCCAGGTGTCCCATCTCTATGGATGCACTCCCGGCACCTGACCACAGGCACGGCATCGATGGTGGGCATTGCTTTTACGTCGCAAGTAACATTTTTACAGCGTTCTTTGTATTCACAGTCAGAGCAGAATAGTTGCTCCGCATCAACCAGTTTCATGTTCGTCCTCCTTCATCAAAGCGCCGCAGTTGGGGCAGTAGTTAAACGACAATACAGCAGTAGTCCAAAAAATCTGCCCGCAAACAGAACAATCCACTCTTTGCTCTACTTCTGCTCTGCTAATATTGGTTTTGTCTTCCCATCTCCCGTGCCTCACCTCCGCAACGTCGGCGGCGGGAAGGTCCATAATGTTCTGGCGTATCACAGGCAAGGGCACATGTCCCGTCTCATTTTCTGGGCCGTCTATTTGGTACAGTTCTAGCAATGCTTCCCGCTCTATGTGCTCCTTCATTCCTGGTCCCTCCGTAGTGCGGCCTCGTCACGGGTCAGCTTTTCCGCAACCGCATCCGCAATAAATCTTGTTACAGGGTTATTGTGATAAAAACAGGTGTTCATAGCGGATTTGAGAGCATTCTCCCCGTCTTTGTCTTTGTACCCACCACCTGGCAGCACCACGCACCGCCCCTCCTTATCAGCCTGGGCCAGTTCGCGGAGGCGATCAATGGGGCCGAGGTCCCGGAAGTTATCTAGTTCCTCCAGTAATTCTAATTTGACCAGGGCATAACCTTCTGGGATTCTGATCTTCTCCCGTTTCACCTGCTCCAGCTCGGCGCTATCGGTGGCGGCTAGAGCATCAATCATCTGGTCATAGTATTTTTCTTTCTCGTCCAGCTCCGCCCGCAGCTTCTCGTTTTCCGCCTGGAGCGTGGAGAGGGCGGTGGCGGCGGCCAACCGTAAGTCTGCATATCCGTGCACTTTGTCAGTCCAGCAATCCGTATTTCTCTTCAACTGCTCAATCAACTTCTCAATGTCCATCTCTTCCTCCTTGTGGTATAATCGCCTTGAGGTGATTTTATGAAAGATTATAAATTGGAACTCTTTTTGCTGAAATCAATTAAATCCGCTGGCGTCATCTTCGGAGACAGTTTCATCAACGAAATGGATATCCTCATCGGGAAATTCGAGCAGCCGGAAGCTCTCACCACTGAAGACAAAGAAACCGCGTTGAACATATTCCGCGATGGGCACAAAAATTTAGATGCCGCAATGATAGAAAACCGGGATCAACTGCGCCTAATGTTTGCGTTATGTATTGCAAACCTGGAATTGGAGCTGAAAGAGCGGGAGTAGATCCCTAAAACCATCGATAATTTAGCTCATCATCCAGCATCGACCAGCGAAAAATCTTATCGTCTGCCGCAATCAATCCCTCATCTTCTAACTTGAATCGTCGGTCGAAGTCGTGGACGGTATGGCCGTCTGCCTTGAACGTCACCGGGCTATCCTTGTCCCATTTGAGCATCAGCGCCCACAAGTCTGGATAGTTTTTGTGGAGCTGTCGGAGCTGTCCTACGCCCTGGTTGTGGCAAAACCAGCAGCCACCGCGGGTCGCTGTGGTGTAGATGGGGGACAGCAGGCCGTTGTCCTCGCACCACTGCCGGCAATCGGACTCTGTCCAACCCAGCTCCACCAGCGGGGATTTTTTAGTATCAGATAGGCTGTGAAAGCGTGCAGGTTCGTCGGCGGTGATTCCGATGTACTGGATTCCTTTGATTTTTGACAAAGCAGCCTGTTTCAAGCGGCTATTACACCACGGGCCTCTCTGATAGGGCCAACCATAGATTTTCCCGCCGCGATCTCCGTCGCTCTTACAGGTCATATAAAACACATCCTGATAGCACCGATTCGCCCTGACGTGCTCCACCTCGATGCCCCACCGCTCCTTGATGATCCTGTCCGCCTTTGCCTTAAACTCCACCATCGGCGGCAGGTCTGCGGGGATGGCGTCCGTAGCCCAAACCTCAGCGTGCACGATGCGGTCAAGGGGCCAGCCAAGAAGCTCACAAGCCCCGAAACAGGCCATCGAATCTTTCCCATAACTCAGAGAGAGGATGTGCTCAGGCATCGGCTTCTCCCTCCGGCGGGCGGCGGTAAATATTCCAGTGTAGCGAATAGCCGCTCTCAAAGTCAAGTCCAATAATGTACACCCTGTTTTTATGTACTTCTACCAGACCCCAAGCGGCTTGCTGTTCTACCCATACCGGCTCCCCATCCATCTCCCGCAACTGCTCCAGCGTCAGCGGCTTGTTCGGCGGGGTGAGGGTGGGCATATCAATCGGTGTCACCATCAAATTGTTCCGCTCCTCAACGCTATCCACGCCACCCCAAAAATACTCACCGCTATCCACGATGTAGCAATCAGGTGTTATGGCACCGTCCTCGTGCTGGGTGCTGTATTCCGTTTTCAGGACTAACACACCATCAATATCAAACAGTCCAACAGGCGCGTTAATCAGCTTAATCGCCCTTGCCATCGTTCAGCGCCTCCTCTTCAGTACGAATCCCTCACGCGGAAATATACAGTGATGCTCAGACTGTATTCGTCGTTCACAATATCCCGCACCTCGCATTCTCTCCATTGTGCTCCATGATCATAAGACTGCGATTTCATCCGGGATACAATCTCATCCACAATTTCCGTGGCTATTTCCAGATTTACGTTTTGGACAACGGGGCAAAATTCAAAAGCGTAAGCAAATGCATTACTTAGCTTTTGATAGTATACATCTATCGAATCATCTACTTTCAGTCTCAATCTGGTAGGGATTTCTTCATCTTTTGGAATATAGAATTCAATTTTCATCTTACAGAGCCTCCAATCTCCATGTACTATACGGAGCATGATACAATCGCCCATCATCTGTACACACCATAATCTGCATTGCTGAGGCGGTCGGGGTGTAGATTTTTGTTATCACGCCCCGGACACCGCTCACCATGCAAACGACCCTGTCACCTATCTCCATACAGCGCCTCCAATCTCTCTCTCATTTCTTCCCATGCCTCCGGGGTAAGGGGACGTCCACAAATAGGACAATAATCGAAATCCCCCTTTGCCATCGTTTCTTCCTGCCTGTTTTCGCAAGTCGGTACAACCGCCGTTACCACTCCATGTGCATGCTTTGCCTCCATGCATACTAAGCACCCATCCCACAACCCCTCAATGGCCGATCTGTTAATCATGAGCAGCCTCCACCAAGTCCAAACCATCGACTGCATAACCACCGGACTTACCTTCCAGTTTTACCACCACTGTGCCGCAGACTTCCCATGGCTCGCTTTGCACCGTCCAGATTTTCTCCTTATTTTTCTCACTCACATAGTACTTGCCATTCATTTTTACTTTATCGCCAATATTAAGCATTGTTCAGTTCCTCCAGTCTCTCCATCACCATCTGCACGGCCTCGTCCGTCATGGGAGCACCGCAATTGCAAAATGGTTGCTCCTTTTCTTCGAATCTTCCACACAAAGAACATTTATAACCTCTAAGCATCTCATATTGGGGAAATTCCCTCAAAACGTCTTGGACAGTGTCACAAACGGGAATCCACTCTCCCTGCACCTTCTCCACCTGCTCCCGGCTGACGGGGCGGAGGGCGGTGAGGGCGAGGTCGAGGGCTTCATGGAGCTTGTCTTCTTCAATTCTTCCCTCAATGGTGGTTATAGGGATGAGCAAATCCCACCATCCGCCGTTTTCAAGAACTTCAATCGCTTCTTCCCGCGTCATGGCTGGGCCCCCTCAAAAATCAAAACGGTTTCCGGCGTTGTATTTCTTCTTCGTAATATCCTCCAGGTGTCGCCGAATAATTTTTAATTCCTTTAGGATTTCAATCAAAATCTCTTTCATTCCATCCCCTCCAGCATCTCCATCTCCTTCGCGCTCAGGATCGGCGCTCGTGTGTTCCAGGCGAGTCGGATGTCTAATTTGATGTCATCCATTGCTTTCTCAGCCTCCGCCAATATTCCCGGAACCAGCACTGCCACTGATAGCACCCTTTCATGAGCCGGCAATCACCTTTAGCGGCGCAGGCTTCACAGGGGATTTTCAACCTGCCCATTTCGCATCCGCCTCATTTCGTCATTGTAAAGATCTGTTTTCATATATCTGTATATTTGCCCTTCGCTCAATCCCGTTTCTTTTGCTGCCTGCTGTACATTGAGCCCAGAACAAATAGCTCTTGCAGCAGACTTGACCCTTGATCTATACTGCTCTGTTTTTTTATCCGGGCAATTCCCCTTACACTTTTGGGGGTCTAAATCACAATGCAGGCATTTTTCTACCCACTCCATAGGATCATTTGTGTAAATCGGTTGATCCACTTCCAGGAACCCCCTTCAAAAACCCGTCCACTGCGTCTACCAGTTTATCCGCCGCCTCTATGGTGCGCCGTTTACGATAGTCTGTGGCATACCACTCTACGGTCTTGAAAAACTGCCCGCTGTATTTCGAATACCGTATGCGGGCCTTGGCGTTCTCCCAAGCTTTCTCAATTTGACGTTTTTCCCTAGCCCCGTCCTGTCTGGCAATGTACCCAGCTCGGTATCTGGCATACAGCCGAGCCAACGCCTGATAGGCCATCTGATCTTCCAGAGCCAATCCGTGAGGCATAGGGTCACCATTCATTGCGGCACGTTCAAATTCAAATACCATTCCAAAACCCTCACCGCAGACTGCCATCCGTGGCAGGTCTCCCAGTAATAACCCTGTTTGAGCAATTCTTCGCCCCACCATTCCTGCTCAGGGGATGCGCGCCCTGTCTCGTTTTTCAGTTCGATGTACAGCCCATGATATTCTCCGCGCGCAACCGGCAGGCACAGGTCTGGAACACCTTTCTTTACCCCCATCGCCTTGTCCGCCATGACGCGCCCGCCGCCCTCTCCAGTCTCGTTCTTGATGTGGAACAGCAGCTTCAGTTCCGGCCACTTGGAGCGGATAGACGGCTGCTGGCTCCATCGAATGACGTTGATCTGATGTCTTGTCTCTCTCATGCGAATAGCCGATTCAATATCTGGCTTGCCTCCCCCTTCGTTAGATTTTTCGCGTTGAACCCCTTGCACCTGCGCTGGATGATCTTGAGCTGCTTTTCTGTGGCCGGTTTTCGCTCCCAACGCTTCACAGTCGCCACATCCCAGATGTATTTCTCGCTTTGGCGTTTCTCCGACAGGAAGGTATATACCTCATCCAGCACCTCCTGCATGGGCCGTCCGAACACATTCCCCAGCGCATCTGGGCATGGGATTGCTATCTTTTTCTTATCCAGCAAGGACAGCACCAGAGACCCGTCTGGCATGCGGAAATAATTAACCCCGTGCAGGTCGTACTTCTGCCCCTTCGCCCACAGGTCCACAAACTGGATATTCTTGATCCAGCTCTCCGGGCAATCCGATGCGGCTGCGGCCAGTGAGGGAAGTTCGAACAGGTCGCCCTGCACCTCATCCGCCCTCCTGGCTGGCACGTTGTCCATGTCTATTCCGATCAGGGTCGGAGCCGTGCACAGGCTGGCTTTTCCCGTCACGCCCACGCAGTCGATCAGTGTGAGCTTGTCCTTTCCTGGGTAGAGACGCAGACCCCTTCCGACCATCTGACAGTAGAGACTATCCGACTGCGTTGGCCTTGCGATGATGACCGTCTCCACCCGCGGGATATCCGTTCCCTCTGTGAATACCATACAGTTGACAATGCACGGGATCTCTCCATCAGTGAACCGCTGTATGATGTCCGCCCTATCCCGTGTTTCACCAGCGACCACGACCGCGCCTGGGATGCGGTTGGCTATCTCGTTAGCCTGGCGGACAGACACCGCGAAAATCAATGTAGCCCCCTTTGCGTACTTGGAATAAGCCTCAGCGATCGCGTCTGCCGTACCCTCCATCGCCTCCTCCAGCTCTCCGGGCGCGTAATCCCCCATGCGGGTGTGCACGGCTGACAGGTCGAATCCGATGTTGGCACGAAGGCAGTGGATATCCGTCAGATAGCCGTTTTCGATGCCCCACTTTAGGTCCCGCCGGAAGATAATCTTCTGAAAAACGTCGTTCAGACGGACCTTGTCACCTCGGTTGGGTGTTGCCGAGAAACCCAGGGTAAGGCGAGGGGTGAAGTAGTCCAAGATGCGGCGGTAGGTGTTGGCGGCAGCGTGATGACATTCATCCACGATCACCATATCAAATTCATCCGGTCGAAAGTGGGACAGCCGCCGAACGAGGGATTGCACGCTGGCGGACACTACTTCCTCGCCGTGGCTATGCTGAGATGCCCGTTCCACCCCGTAGGAGCAGTCATAGTACTTCCGAGGTTGTTCCACTAGCTCTTCCCGGTGGCTCAGGAGCAGTACCCGGCCCCGACGCGGAATGTTGGCGAAGGTGACCGTCTTTCCCAGCCCCGTCGCCATCTGGCACAGGTACGATCCAGGTGGTTGCGTCTCGATGGCGGCGATGCACTCGCGCTGGTAATCTCTTAGCTCCATGTAACTTCTGTATCCTCCTGTAACTTTATTTACAGATGAAAAATCCAGTAATTTCAACGCTTTAGGTACATTTCTGTAACTCTGTAACTTTTCCCCGCATTTTTCTATATAAGGATTGTATCTGCTTGTCGTCCACAATATAAGGACAAATGTATTTTTTCACACATATATACTTTCCTAAAAAAGTATTGCGGGGGGGTTACAGAAGTTACAGAATTACAGAAATCAAAGCGGCAACAGGTCATCTTCAACAAATTCCCGACTTAATTTAGGTAGTTTTAGACAAACACAGTTGGGTGACTGCCCGTTTCCGATGTAATGAGTTTTTGTATACCCCTTCGTCCCCGCTTCGATTAATCCGCGTGTCCGCAGGTGGCTCAACAGCGCCTTTGGGTTGATGGCGTTCTCTGCGCACACGCGGTTAAACACAGACCGAATAATATAGGCGGTATTGTCCTCCACCGCTCCGTAGCAGTCCCCGGTTTCGGTCACGCCACGCAATTTGTTGGCATTGACAGCGACCCAATCACACAACACCTCATAGCCCCGGTCCGCCAGGCTGACTGCTTCGCGGGCTTTCAAAAACTCACCAAGCTCCTGAGCGGTCAGCGCCCTTTCGTCGTGAAAAATCCACTCGGTCGCCAAAGCGTCTGCCGTGAGCACCACAGCGGCGGCCATTGCCTGCTTGTCTGTTGTGTTGGATGCCGTACACTCTTGAAAAAACCTATCGTACAGCTCTGCCGCGCGCTCCCTTGCCCCCGGCTCCATCAGCCGAGACACGAACTCCCGGCCAGCCCAGCCATAGTTTTCCTTTAGGATGTTTGCCGTTTTGTGACCGTCCCGGATGGCCTTTTCGCTGGCAAGGCACTCGATCTCGATGACTCGGTTTACCGCGCCTGCGCCGTCGCTCTCTCCCACGATAGGAGTCTCCCCCGATGTGATAAAACAGTTGGCCCACGTGGGTGTGTAGTTTAAGCCAAGGGAGCGGTTTCCCCGGACCTTGCCGGACCCGCTTGCCAGCTCGTAAACATTGAACACCACGTTCCCATGCTTGTCCTTTGCAAGCTGCAAGTCGTCCAGGAACAGAGGAAGGGAGTGTAGGAATCCGGCCATCAGCTCAAATCCCACGCTGGTCCCCCGGAAGGTCTGGAAAAACGACTGCCCAACTGCTGGATTTGCCCATACGCTGGCCCCCAGCATCTGCGCCACAGTTTTGCCCGTCCCACTGTCCATGCCCCACAGGTGGACAAAGAATGGCAGACAGCCCAGCGGCTCCACCAACACCGAAGCGAATGACGCCGCCAACACGATGCGGGCGGTAATGCTGTATGACCTGGCATCAAGCGCTTCCGCTTTCCACGCTTCATAGCTGCCCACCTGTGATATGGCCCTGTACGCACCCCGGAAAGCGTCGGCGCTGTCGAATACGATCCCTTTGGTGTAAGGTGAAAATCCTTCCTCGTTCCATCCCATGCGAGACACAGCCTTGACCTCTGGTATTATGTCTTGATTGAGGTCCAGCATATCCCGCAGGAAATCCACCAGGGCGTTTGCCCGCTCTCCACTGGTCACGGATACGCCGACACTGGAGAGCCGGTCCACGATCTTGTTAGCCGACGAGATGTCTTTGGCGTCCACCACCACTTCGCTTTTGTGGTGGCCCCGCCAGAACAGCAGTTTGACTTTGATGAGCCCCGTATCCACTCCCCTCAGGCGCTGTACAGGCATGATAGGGTGTGAGCAGGCCCACACGGTTCCGTTATTCCCGTGCTTCCAGATACCGCCCTCGTCGGCGGTCCACTCTCCTGTATTCAGTTCAAAGGGCTGGTCTCCAAACTCGGACACGCCGTCGTCCGTGATGACGGGAAGGGTTAGTTCTTTCAGTTTCTTTTTATAAAGGCCAAAGAGCTTTTTGAAATCCCGAAAACCCAACTCTTTCGCCAGGGCCGCCGTCCTTCGTTCCTCCATCCCCTGTTCATATGGGTCTTTGATGGAGGTGAGATATTCGAATACTTTCCCAGTGTCAAAGTCCTCTAATGTAAAATCTTTGATGGTATCACACCCCATCCAACAAATATTCCAGGTATGGCAGGCGCTTGACGGCCTCGCAGTAAAGTGGGTGGGGGTACTCAAAATACTTCTGCGCCTCCCACCAGTACCGATGCTCTCTTGCAAGTACGTCCAGCCGTTCCTTTTCCGCCCGCTCTGCCGCCTGGCGCGCCCGCCGTTCCTCCAAGATGCGGGAAGCCTCCCACTTTGTTGGGCGCTCTGCCGTCAGCCCAAGTCCAAAATCAGACGAGATCCGTATGATTGCCTGTTGGAACGTGATATCGAATAGTTTCATCACAAAGTCGATAACCGAGCCGTGCGCACCGCACCCGAAGCAGTGAAACCCGCCGCTCCCCCGGTATAATTTCAAACTAGGTGTTTTCTCTTTGTGAAACGGACAGCAGATGTACCCGGCCCTGCTGGGCGTAAATCCATAGTGCCGGGCCACCTGGTCCATTGTGAGAAGCGCCTTGATCGAATCAGAAAGGCATATCGCCGTCATCGCCGTCGTACTCTGTAAATTTCGGGAGACTGGATGCGGGCTGCACCGCCAGCTTCTTCAACTCCGGTACCTTAAAGTCTCCCTCCCGGATAGCCTTAACGGAGCGGCAGGTGTCAACGTATGTCCTCTTCCCGACTGTGCCATTGTTCTTCTGGTATTCCTCGTCGCCCAAAACAACTCCGATCACCTTTCCCACCAATGCCTGTACATTCCGGTCGTCAAAGACATATCCAGGATTTGATACCTCTACACAGGTTTTGAAGCCTTTGAAAAATCCGAGGGCTGTCTGCTTGTAGGAGCGGATTAACGGGCTGGGCCAGAACCCCGCCCGGTTGAAGGTGTCCTGATTGGTCCCCTTATATTTCCCTTCGTCGAACTCCCACTCGATTCTCAGGTATTCCTTACTCTCCACGTCCTCCACACGGGCAATGCGGGCGATATATCCGCCGGGGGTGGCCCGCTCAAACTCACCGCCGTTCTGCTCCTGGATAGCGTCCCAATCTTCAATGTGCCGCATTCTGTTTTTCCTCCTTTTGTTTTAGCGGGTCCATGCCCCAATATTCCCGGATGGTGGTATCCACCAGCTTTAGGTCGTTGTCGATTTCCTCGGGAAACATTTCCATCGGAGACTTCGCCGTGGAAAACCCTTCCGATTGTGTAATGAAAATGTGCCTATCTTTTTCCGCCTTGCAAAGCAGCACAATGGAGAACAAGCCCTCGACCGTCAGTTTCTCATCCAGCATCTTCCCGATGGTTTTCGCCTTTAGGGTGCCGTCAGAGCTTGTCTCTGTGTGGTGCAGAAAATAAACGATACAGTCTTGCGGCGTGCTGGTGATTACAAATTGTATTAAGTTTCGGAAGTTCAGGGCAATGTCAGTGAATTTGTTGTATCCGGTCTCTTTCGCCCGGTCGAAAAACTCAAACGCCAACAGGTATTGGCTATCGTCGATGGCGTAGGCGTTCAGCTTTGGCTCACTGAGGGTATTTATAATCTTTTTGTAGCTCACTCCGTCCACCTTTGGCAGCTTCTTCCGAAACGGAAGCGGCTTGCCCGCAACATTGAAAATTCCAATCTCGCCCGGCTCGAAGTTTCTTAGGGAAGTGGATTTTCCACTCCCGGAATCACCCATTACGAGAACTGGAAGGCCCATATGCTTCATCCTCCTTGTCTAAAATGATAGGACATTCGTTACCCCGGCTGGTAAACGGGAACGGGAGATATTCTCCTGTCAACAGGCACCTATGCCGCTTCAGGCTATCCTCGTTGCGAACGTAGGGACACCACTGACACCGGGTCATATCCTCTGGGAATGGGACTCTGAGTGTTGCCGTGCCCCACGTGTAGAAGGCCACTCCCTCACCGCGCATAGACCTCCACCTCCACTCCAAGTGCGTGCGCCAACAATACGGGGTTCTTTGTGACCTCTCGCATGAAACATTCCTTACACACCCATTTATTCCCATGCATAAGAAACCGTTCTTCATTTACATATATTTCGTTCTGGCATTCCTCGCATTTTGTTTGTGAAACTGTTGGCGGCTCCAACGGAAGTTCTGGCATATAAAAGCTATTCAAACCTGATCCCCTCCCTCTCCGCCTGCCGGACGATCTCCGACAGGATGTAGCTTGCGGACATATGATTATCTACCGCGTGTTTTCTGATGATTTGTGCCGCATCAGGCTGCAATCTAAAAATATTAGACTTGCTTTCTTCCGCCAAATATGATTTACTATATATAGTAACCATTCACATTTTTCCTTTCTGCCGCCCCTCGGTCTGCACACCTGGGAGCGGCGCTTTTTATTTCACCACCAGCGCCACTGCCATTACCACGATGAGCAGCACCAGTGCAGTTAGAAAAAAACGCTGCACACGCACTGTCTTTTTCGCGTCGCGCTTCCAGGCGTTGTTATCGAGGTATCGGTTAGCAGCCCGGATTCCATCCTCCCGCTGGCTGGGAGTCCAGTCCGCGTCAATGATTTGATTCTTCATGCTTGTCCTCCTTCCCGTGCAGCCGCTCATGCTCTGCCCAGGTCATCCCATAAAAAGCCCGGCAAAGGTCATCCATAACATTTCTTGCGTTGTTAAAACGGCGCTCTATTTCTTGCTTGGTGCTTGTTTCGTTTAACTGCCCATCTTTGTTCATGACAAAAAATCCTCCTTGCATTTGGCCCGGAGGAATGGTAAACTATCCCTGCGAGCCCGTTGGCGTTATCAATGGGTTTCGCTGCCCTGGTCGGTGTCGTTACCACTGGCCGGGGCGTTTTTATTTGGTCTTATCCGCTATCCACGCTTCGAGCTTCGGCCCGTAGATGTAGCACCACTTCGGTTTGTCTCCGCTCATAACGCAATCTCCAAACGGAAATACCCCTTGCTGGATTCCATCCCGGATCGTATCCGGGGAGATACGTAGCCCTTCGGCCCGCAGGCGTTCAGTCGCTTCCGCAGCGGTCAACGCTTCGATCATGTTGTCACCTCCTGTTGTCCTTCCCTTCCCGCCGTGGTATACTGAGTTTGGAAGGGGGTGAATTTATGGATTTCCCACCGTTTGATAGATTTAGAGAAACTTTAACAGAAGAAAGGCTTGCTGAAATTTTTTCGGATATACACCAATTAGAAATTATCGAAATAAAGGGGTTAACTTCCGAAAATATCAGCGCCTTTATTTCAAAAATCAGGTATGATACAATTGGAGCATCTATCAGTGCGGCCATCGACCTTATAGGTGCATATCATGAATGGCTTTCGCAAGAGCTTTCGGATCGAGCTTAAGTTCAATTTCCCCATTCCACCGCTGGCCTTGTAGTGCAAGTACGAGGTCGGCGATTTCTTTTGCCTCGGCCTTGATAACGACCTCCATCAAGTTCACCCCCTTCTCCGAAATTCCGTAGAATCACCCCGCCCTACTGGCGGGATTCTTGTTCTCCGTTGGTGCGCTCCTTCTTTCTGCGCTTCTGGGCGGGTCTGTCTCGACACCCCTCTGCGTAACCAGCGATATAGAGTAAGGCTTCTTTAGGCAGGCCAACCAAGCTGTCGGCAATGTTTTGAGCGTCGGACAATCTTTCGAGATTTACGGGCATGTTGTCACCTCCTGCCGTTTCCATCTTGACAACGATTCTTACTTTGAAAGTAACAGAATGGTTGTCACACTCGTGATTGCAGCCAGTGCACACTGAACAACCAACAAGATGAACTTTCCCTTTTTCGTTTTCGGAAAGTTTTCCCATTCCTCATCTGTAATAGGAATATCAATCTGTCCAAACTTGGTGTTTGCCAGCCAGTCCCAAAATCGATCCATCTCACCACCTCCTTCGCTTAACGATACCTTACCATAGTTTGACGAATAAGTCAATACTTTTTTGTTCGTTCAGCGAAGATTTCTGTTGACTTATTCAATTCGTTGTGATTTAATAAATATCAGACAGGAGGTGTAATAATGTGGAGACCATCAACGAAAGAATTGCGTGGTGTATAAAAGATGCCGGGATCAAAAAGGCTGAATTTGCTCGCAGACTTAACCTTTCACAGCCGTTTGTTTCAGAGCTGTGTTCTGGGAAAAACAACCCAAGCGACCGCACCATTGCTGATATTTGCCGCAAGTTTAATATTTCCGAGCTCTGGCTACGTACCGGAGAAGGCGAGCCCCATATTCAGAGGGACGAGGACGAAGAGTTCCTTGAAGTCATGGAACAAATCCATATGTCTGATGATGATTTGATAAAGCGGATTATCAAGGCGTATTGGTTTATGGAGGACGACGAAAAAGCCGTCATCAGAAAACTGATAGACGGCTTTACAAAAAAATAAGGCCCCGGTTTCCCGGAGCCTTGTCGATTATTTTTTGTGTAGTTTTTCGAGGATGAGGGCACGTGTGAGTACAGACTTTAGATAAGTCTCGTCTTTGTTTCGATCCAAGATAAGTCCAATTTCTTTTCTGATGATATTAACAGATTCTTCCTTCGGCGTCATTTAGCGCCCTCCTCCCAGTTTGTGCCCCTCCTAATCAGAATGATATAAATTTTCTAATTTTGGCACATTTTGTAGCCTCTAATTGCACTATACCCCTTTTTTCTTCCGAATTTTGTCGGAGCCTGTCAGAATTAGAAATTTTGTTCCCTGTGCTCCAAATTATAGAACGTTCGTTCTATTTATTCAAGATGGGATTCTTGCCAAAGATTGACATACTATTTTGTAGAGGTCATAGATTTTCGGTTTTTGAAGAAAAGTCCTGTTTTTTGCACTGTTAAGATATTATTGTTTTCAACCGCCGGAGGGCGGTAAAAATAGAAGGAGGATAAAGTCAATGAGAAAGAAACTTTTAGCAATGCTTCTGTGCGGAGTTATGGTGGTGTCACTGGCCTCCTGTGGAGAAAGCGCAGAAGAAAGCAACTCGCCTAGTCAAAACGAACCCCAGCAAACAATATCTAACGAACCGACCCAGAGCGATGACCAGGAGCCGGAAAACCATACTCCCGAAGGCGACATCACATTTAGCGAATTGGTGGTCGTTGACAACGATGAGTGTTCCGTCAAGATTACTGGGGTTGACCCTGATGACATCTGGGGCTATACATTAAAGGCTGAATTAGAAAATAAGTCCGCAGATAAAAACTATATGTTCTCTGTTCAGAGTGCCTCCGTAGACGGTCTGCAAAGTGACCCGTTTTTTGCTACCGAAGTAGCTGCCGGCAAGAAATCTGTGAATGATATTTCTTTTACAGATTCTGACCTTGAAGAGAACAACATCTCTTTTACCGACATTGAACTTACAATCCGTGTTTATGACAGCGACGATTGGGCTGCAGATGCCGTTGCAACAGAAACCGTCCACATTTATCCATACGGGCAAGAAAGTGCGAAGGTATTTGAGCGGACTGCTCAAGATTCGGACAACGTCATTTTGGATAACGAATATGTCACTGTTACTGTAATCGGATATGATGAGGACAGCGTTTGGGGATACACCGCAGACCTCTTCCTCCAAAACAAGTCCGACAAAGAAATTATGTTTACAGTCGAAGACTCTTCTGTAAACGGTTATATGTCCGATCCATTCTGGGCCGTCTCTGTCTTGCCCGGAAAATGTGCGTTTAGTTCTATGTCCTGGTCTGATTCTGCTCTTGAAGAGATTGGGGTGGATGACGCAAGCGGCATTGAAGAGATAGAGTTCTTACTTCGTGTATATGACGGAAACGATTGGACAGCCGATGATTTTGCCAGTGAAACTATTACACTGAACCCATAACGCCACAAAACTTGAATAAAATATCCGCCCCCGGTGCTGGAACACCAGGGACGGGTGAGGGGCAGTAAACTTGTGGCGGAATACTGCCCCTTCATTATACCAAAATGGAGGGGAAAGTCAATGGATTGCATCAAGTGCAAATCCCCGCTGCCGGAAGGGGCACTGTACTGCCCCATGTGTGGTAAGAAACAGGTGCAGGAGCGGCGCAAGGCCCTTAAGCGTGCCAACGGCACAGGGACTGTATATAAGCTCCAGGGGCGCAGGAAACGCCCTTGGGTGGCGGCTAAGAACAAAGTAGTGATAGGGTATTACGAGCGCAAGACGGATGCTCTGGAGGCTCTGGAACGTCTTTCTGGAAAGGAGTTGACGGAGCGGTATAACATGACCTTTGCCGAGGTGTTTCAGGAGTGGAGCGAGGAACACTATAAGACGTTGACAAAAAGCGGTATCACTTCTTATGACATAGCTTTCAATGTATATAGAGCACTACACAACAAAAAATTCCGTGATTTGCGAACGTCAGATTTCCAGGCAGAGCTAGACAAAATCCAAGGAAAGTCCTACTCCACAATGTCAAAACACAAACAACTTATCACTCAAATGTCCCAATGGGCAATAAGAGAAGAAATCTGCACCACAAACTTTGCAAAGTTCGTCCGGCTTCCCGAAAGAGAAAAGAAAGGAAAAGAGATATTCACGGATGCAGACATCAAAAAGCTGGAAAAGGACGGCTCAGAGGCCGCAAGGATAGTCCTTATGCTGTTAGCCACTGGGATGCGGATAGGAGAACTGTTTTCAATCTCGTTGGACGACTATCATGAAACATATGTGATAGGCGGCTCAAAAACAGAGGCGGGGAGAAATCGTGCCATTCCGATCAGGCCGGAGGGACGCGAACACTTTGCCTACTTTGCTGCCCATGCGGACGGGCCGTTGCTTCTGTCGGGGTACACGGGGCAAAAGATATATGCCAACTATCGGAGCCGTGACTACTATCCGCTGTTGGCGCGTCTTGGAATAAAAAAGAAAAGCCCACATGCCACACGTCATACCTACACATCGAGGGCCGTAAAAGAGGGTATGGCCCCGGAGATTCTTCAAAGGATACTGGGCCATGCAGACTATTCCACGACTGCGAACGTGTATACCCATATCGATATCGACACCCTCGTTAAATCCGTTGAGAGCTTTGACGTTACTGGCACGTTACTAACAAACAAAAAATCAAGAGAAAAAGAAAAACCCTAGAACCGTTCAGGCTCTAGGGTTTTTCTTGGTGGAGACTACAGAACTCGAATCTGTGACCTCTTGCGTGTGAAGCATATTTTTACGATTTTTGTAGCTGTCTAAAATTGGTTTTTATTGATTTATCAATAGTTTCACGAATCGTGAAACACCAAGAAACACAGACAGATATTTTCGGTTACTAACAATTTTCTAACAACCTATATACTCCGCAGTTTTCTCATCACGCCATTATACACCCTTGGGTTTGCAACGTGTAGAGTATCCATAAGGTCGTCCATGACTTCCCACACGTCCGCTTGCCTGCGGCCAGCTATGGCCTGGACGAATTCGCTGTCCCCATATGCCTCCACCATAGATGTGTCCGCTGGTGCTGCGGAGTAGCTCGCTTCATATGCGGGCTCCGGCTCCTTATGGTTCATCTGGTTTCGGATGGTGTAAAGATTGGCCAGCTTTTGATAGGCTGGATAGCTACTTTCACCATACTCTAACCGGGCAATCTCAATATCAATCTCTTTGGGGTCCAGCATTGGACCACCTCCTTAGACCTTTTCCAACTGCTCCATAAAACGGCGGACTACATCGCGCTCACGCTCACTAGTTGCGCTCTCCATCATATCATGGGCCTGCTCCATCATGTGCTCTTTGGCGTCTCCACGGGAATACACCCGGTCAGGATACATCCGGCCAGTCCGACTATATCGACCCATGCTGTCGCGCTTGCGGCCACGGTAAGAGCTGCCTCGGTTGTAGGAGCCACGGCCCTCCATTTCCCAGTCCCCGTCCCGACTGTATCCGTCGTCCTCTTCCAGCATCTCAATTTTGTCGATGTTCTTGATGGTGTCGGTTAACTTGTGGGCAGCTTCAAGGTCTCCAGCAGACATCTCCGGCTTGCGGGCGATTTCCTCCAACTCTTCGCAGAGCTTTTCTTTCAGTTCGTGCATATACATGTCGTTTCTCCTTTCACGCCTCACGGCTGATGATGATGTTGGCGTTGACGACTTCGATGGGCTGGGCAGAGATATTGCGTACGGAAATGACCGCCCCGTCCCTCGTCGCAAAAACTTTTGCAGGGATGAACACATTGAAGAAGTCCCCTGCGGCGGTGGGCGTCACTGTGCCAACCGAAGCGGGCAGCGGCTCCCCATCAACCGAAACGGCGAGGGAGATTGCGCCAGCTGTGCCGCCAGCGGGAACGGCAATATTGGCTCCGAACAGCACCAGATACTTTGCCGTCCTCTGGCAACTGCGGGCGCACGGGCCGCTCAAACGAATCACGCCTGCGCCCTCTCTGTGCGTGATGCAGCCGTTGTTGCAAGTGTCCGGGGTCTCGTTGTAGACCACTGGCTGGTTGGGCTGTACGACCTGCAAATTGGCATTGGTAAACTCAGCCATAATCTCAATCCTTTCTGAAAAAAATAGCGGCGGGACGATTGCCCCGCCGCGTTTGTCTCAATATCGGCACGGGGCCGAACATTCCGGTCATGCCGGAAAGCTGATGTATGTGGTTTTAGCAGCCGCAGGAGCTATAGCACCCACACCCAGCATAGGGGTTAGGGACCTGATAGGCAGGTACAGGCATGGGATTGATGCGCCGGATCAGCTCGGCGGTCTGGGCTTCCTGATTGGCAGTGAAGAAAGCGTTCTGCGCAGTCTGAGAAGCCTGGAACTTCAAGCTCTGATTCTCAGCGGTCAAGGTTGCAATCTTGTCCTGAGTCAAAAAGTCAAGGATGGCCCGGCTGTTGGCGTTCTGGTTGTCGATGATGTCCCGCGTACTGTTCTGAATGGTGTTCCGGGTATCGCAAGCCTGGGTCGCCATGTCGTAGCGAACGCCCTGAATTGCCGCCTGGGTAGCCGCACCCTGGGTCGCCAGGTTATAATTCACGCCGTCGATGGCCCTGGCGTTGTCACAGCAGCACTGCTGGAGCTGAGTGCCCAGGTTACACATAGCGGTGTCAACCCCGTGGAAGCCGTTGTTGATAGCGTTGGTCAGCGTGTAGGTGCTGTCACAGATACCCTGCTGAATGCCATTGATGCCGCTCTGGAGGTTGTTCAGGGCGAAACCCTCATTGATGTCTGCACGGGTAGCCCAGCCCTGGAATCCGGGGCCGTTGGCTCCGACATTGCCGCCACCGAAGCCGCCATAGCCGCCCCAGCCGAACATACCGAAGATCAAAAATAAAATGATCCAGGAGGCCCAATCGCCGCCCCAGCCGCCAAACCCGCCGTTGCCACCCTGATAGGCGGGGGTCACGGGCATGGTCATTACAGCGCCGTCAGAAGAAAGACTCATTGTGATATCTCCTTTTTAGATTTATTTTCAAAACCCGGCCGGGATTTTGATTACTTACCGAACATACCCCGCATCCCCTCAAACATGCCCTGCATCTGCTGGGCCTGCTTTTGGACTTGATTAAGCTGGTCCTGGGAAATGCGTCCAGATGATACCATCTCTTGTATCATGGCATTGGGGTCTTTGCCCTTCATTTGCTGCATGAACTGCTGGAACTGCTGCATCATGTTGGGCTGTCTATTTCCGCCCATTGCGTTGAAAAAGGGGTTCATTCCGCGTCCTCCTTTACCGTAGATTTCTTTGTGGTTTTAGGAGCCGAAAGGGCCTCGATACGGGCCTCCAGGGCCTCCAGACGGGCCAGTGGTGCATACTCCACCGCCGGAGCCTGCGCGGGCCTCTGCGTGCGTTCTACGAGGTCATAGGTTTTCATGCTGGGCTTGCCGCTTGCGTCCGCCTGCTTCAAGTACACAACGGGGGCGTTGCTGTCCCATAGCGTTACAGCGGAGTTGGGCGCAACCAGATAGTTAGCTGCCTCCATTTCGTTCTGCACCCAGACAATAGACGGAGACACCGGGGCTTGCTGTGGCTGCTGCGCGGGCTGAAACTGAGACCCACGGAGCTGGGCCAGCTGATCCGGCATGGGCGGTTGGTAGTACATGGGCTGATAGCCCGGATAGTAAGGTGTATAGGCCACGTCAATCATCCTTTCTGCCAGTAATACAAAACAATCTCGTTTTCGCTGTTCCAGGAATCATAGAGCACCCCATCCCGGATACACACCACATGGCCGGACAGCGCCAGGATATAGGTCCCATGCGAATGTCCGTCTGCAAATTCCGAGACGGTTACATCCTCTGGGGCCAATTCCCTGTGGAATCCATGCCGCCGCAGATATGACCCCCATGTGGCGTTTGCGCTGGGCATGTCCCCCATTAGGCCACCCTCTACACAGAGTCCCAGGTAAGTGGTGTACCAGTCCTGGTCCAGCGCCTTAGACAGTGCCCGGACCGTGCAATCACCGACATTGCGCCCAGCGGGATTCGGATTGTAATGTGTCCACATGGCGGTTATGTTCCTCCACCTCTGTCACATATCGTTCAAGCCCGTTGTCATCTCCCTGGGCCATATACCAGAAAACCGCTTCTCTGGCACATTCGGGATTCATCCCGGTGGCGGTCAGTCTCTCTAGGTAGGTCATATCAAAACACGTCCTTGTCCATAAAAATAAGGAGTCCGTGGGGAGGACTGCGACGTGTACAGCCCTTGTTCCCCACGTCCTCCATGTCTATATTTTCGCATAAAAGAAACCCGCATGGGTGGCATCCATGTGGGAGTTGTGCGGGAGTTATGTGGGATTTGTGGGGAAATTTATCTTTTGGCATTTTCCCATGTTTACTTTTCTGATGGTTTATATATAATAAGAGTAGAAAGGAGGCGCTATATATGGGAACCGTTTTTGATGCCGCAAAATATATTCTCGAAAAGCGCGGAGCTATGTCCACGATGAAGCTTCAAAAGCTCTGCTATTATTCTCAGGTATGGTCTTTGGTATGGGATGACGCGCCCCTGTTCGATGAAGATTTTGAGGCGTGGGCTAATGGTCCGGTATGCCCGCCTTTGTTCTATCATAGCCAGGGGAAATTTTCTGTTTCTGCCGGCGATATGAAAGGAAACAGTGAAAATTTGAAGCCCGAGCAAAAAAGCACCATTGATACGGTTTTAGACCATTACGGAAATAAAAACGCGCAATGGCTCAGTCAGCTTACTCACATGGAGAGTCCTTGGCAGGATGCCAGAAAGGGCGTCCCGGTAGGAATACCATGCAAAGAAATCATCACAAAGGAAAGTATGGCTATGTACTATGGCGGGCTCTAAGGGGAAGATAAAGTTTGGCGGGAATCCAAAATCGATAATCAAGCAAGGCGGCTCTCCAAAGACTGATATCAGGCAAGGTGGAGATCCAGAAAGTATTATGAGAGAGCATCCATCGTGGCGACTTTCCTCGTGTGATACAGAGCCAAGTGTCAAATGGTCATTTCATGAGGGCCGTCTTTCGCATGAGTTTTGGTCCACGATTTTCCCCAAGTTGCAAGATTTTGAAAGCATGACTTGGAGTGAGATATTGATAGCCGCAAAAAAGCAAAACCACGGCTCAGATATCTCAGAACTGAACAGTCCCGCAAGGAAGCGATTGGGAGAGCTTCAAATAGAAGAAGAAGCCATACATTCGTTAAGGCTGGGCGGGCAGCTTCGGATATACGGCTTTCTGACAGGCCCAGTATACAACATCCTGTGGTATGACGATGACCACGGGGATAATCGTACTTGCGTATACAGGTCACATAAAAAGCACACATAAAAAGGGACCAGCATCTAGCTGGCCCCTTTTCTCATATTCAACTTTCCCGCCACCCGTTTCACTTCCTCGATGATGTACGCCAGATGGTGGGACACTGTTGACCTATCCCACCCCAGTTCCACCGCGATATCCATCTGCGCCCACTTCTCAACGATATATCGCCGTGCGATCAATTCATCATCCCGGTGCAAAGCGGCTTCTCGGATGGCGGTTTCAAGCTCAGAGCGCAAGAGGTCGGCTAACTCTGGTGGTAGCTTTGCTCTTGCGCTCATATGGTCACGTCCTTTATCCTAGTCCTATTTTCGTCATCACAAACACAATCAGGCCACCCACCACTGCCGAGATTACCGCCGCAACAACCGCCTCCCAGCGCTTTCCCGGCTTGCTCAGGAGGGTGTCCATTTTGCCGTCCAGGCCGTCCAGCTTATCCGTGATGGTGTCCAGCTTCGTCTCGTTGACCGCTTGCTTCGATTCCACCGTCCGCAGCCGGTCATAGATTTCAGCGTGGGCTTTCTGCCTGTTTTCTTTCTCGGACTTCATATCCTCTTCCAGCCGGTCCACGCGGGCGGCCAGAACACAGTTCTTTTCGCAATCGGGCAACGGTAGCCCTCCCTTCTAGCTAAATGGGTGGTGAAGCGGTATAAGTGTCGGGCTGAAAGCCCTTTGCTTTTGCGGCTTCGTAGGTGATGCCGCCCTCCTTGTGGTCGCTCTTAGCCATGTTGAGGTAAAACGAGCAAACCACCCCATGAGCGGTCCAGGGCAGGCCTACCATAGCCGACAGCCACGGCAGGGACCCGGTATAGCCACGGTAGACGCAGTAGGCGGCCAGGGCCAGCCCGCCCAGCGTGACCACCCACAAAAGCAGGCGGATGTCCGCCACCAGCCGCTTGGAGAACGACCGCTTACCCATGCTGCCGCTCCATAACCTGGGCCAGCTGCTCACGGGTGAGGAAGTCCTGCCACATGGCGTTGCCGTTCTGGTCGCCCTGGAATACGCCGTTGGCCAACGCCCAGTCTCTGGCCTGCTGGGACCAGTCGGAGCCTGGCTGTTCCCGCAGCTCCTTCCGGTACTGCTCCATGTATTCCTTCCACTTTTCGTAGGTCATGTTTTCATCCTCCATTTCCTCCGCCACATCTTTGCGAAAATCATCCATGCTCTTTCCAAACCGGGGGAACCAGTGTTCCACGTCCCCGTGATTGCTGGCAATGCCTAACCTAGCCCCCTCCGCATGGCAGATCACCACGCCGTCCTCCAGGGGGTCCAGCCCGTACA